TCAGGCAGGTGACCCCGAAGCAATACGCAAAGCTATCTGGGACGCAAAGACGTATCGCCCTGACGGAATTGTTGATGCTAAATCGTTACTTGAATTAATAACTACACCCGAAGCACCATGTACCCATGAATACCCATTCAAAGGACTCAACGAGAAGCTACACGGGATCAGGCTGGGAGAACTTACAACGATTACTGCTGGCACTGGTTCAGGAAAGACAAGTTTCTGTCGCCAACTTGCAACTGACTTACTACAAAAGGGAGAATCAGTTGGGGTCGTGGAGCTTGAAGCAAACAATAGAAGAACAGCACTTGGATTAATGTCCTCCGCTGTTAATCAAAACCTACACCTCGGTGAATACAATGAGCAACAACTTAAAGAGTATTTTCGTGATACCATTGCTAATTGGAATCTTTACATGTTCGATGGCTTTGGGTCTTTTGATCCTGACATTATCTTTAACAGGATCGAATACCTTGCCAGTGGACTGGAGTGTCGTTTTGTATTCTTAGACCACATCAGTATTCTCATGTCTGGACTCGAAGGAGATGAGAGGAGAATGCTGGACCAAACAATGACCCGTTTACGTTCTCTAGTCGAGAGAACAGGTATTTCACTATTTCTTGTATCCCATGTCAGACGAACCCAAAGTGATCATAACCACGAAGAAGGAGCCAGAGTCAATATTGGGCAGCTTCGAGGCTCGCACAGCATTGGTCAATTGTCAGATGGAATTATTGCGCTTGAACGGGATCAGCAGGCAGATAAATCGGAAGCTTCAACTACTGTGCGGGTACTTAAAAATAGATACTGCGGAGAACTCGGAGTAGCCTGTAACCTTACCTACGACACAGACACTTGTAACTTTCATGAAATTAAACCCGAACAAGAGTTCAACCCGACCACGGATTTTTGAAGGCAGTGAGTATGAACACCCTTGGTACACATACTTAAAGAAACCGCAACCACCATCATCTGACGCTGTTGCTAAGGCACAGTTTAAAGATAAAACTTATACATGGAAGAAAAAACCATCAACCTAGCCTTTGACATGGAAACAGATGGGCTAGATTCCACCCGCATTCATTGTATAGTCACTCAAAATCTGGATACAGGTCTTGTTGAGGAGTATAATGATGAAAAATATGCGGATAATCCTAAAGAATTACCTATGGCTGCTAGTAAATCTATTGCTAACGGCTTAACTAATCTGATGGCTTGTGATAATATCGTATCTCATAATGGGATAGCGTATGATGTAGCACAAGCCCAGAAGCACTACCCATTCTTCAGGAAGCTCATGGCTAAACACTGGGATACCTTAATTCTCAGTAGATTTTACCATCCAAACCTCTTGGACATAGATCTTAAACGTAGGTGGCGTGACATGCCAGCTAAGTTATATGGATCACATAGCCTAGCAGCCTACGGGTATCGTCTAGGGTGTCGTAAAGGGGATTTCGGTCAGACCACTGATTGGAAGGATTGGACCCCTGAGATGCAGGAATACTGCAAACAAGATGTCGTTGTACTCACCAAACTATGGGAACATTTCCAAAAATACCTGAACCCCTCATCTTAGAGCATCGCATTGCTGAAATGATGCAGGATCAAAAACGGGTTGGATGGCCCTTGGATGTCAAGAAAGCGCAATCCCTAGAGAATACTCTTTTAACACGCTTAGAGGAGCTTAGAGAGGCCACACAGAAGATATGCTGGGCAGTGCCTGGAAATCTATTCACACCAAAACGTGATAACAAAAACCAAGGTTATGTTAAAGGTGCAGAAATGCAACGGCTTAAGGATTTTAATCCTAGTAGTCGAGAACATATTGCTTGGTGGTTTAAAACCTTCCAAGGTTGGACACCAACTAAAAAAACTCCTACAGGTAAAGCAGTTATTGATGAAACTGTCCTGAAGGAAATCAATACAGACGAATCATTACTATTCCTTGAGATTCTGATTATCCAAAAGAAGCTCGGAATGTTGTCGCAAGGCAGTAATGCATGGTTGAAGTTAGTCAAGGATGGCAGGCTTCACCACTCCTGTTTTATTGGAGCAGCTACACACCGAATGGCTCACGCTACTCCCAATATTGCCCAAGTCAGTAGCGATGCTGATTGTAGGGAACTTTTCATTACAAAACCTGGCTGGAAACTGGTTGACAGTGACCTTGCAGGGATAGAACTACGCATGTTTGCACATTACCTAGCTCGTTACGATGAGGGTAGGTATGCAGACGTATTACTCAACGGAGACATACACCAAGTCAATGCAGATAAGATCGGAGTTACTCGCAGGCAAGTCAAGACAATTTCGTATGCATTTTTATATGGTGCTGGTAACCAGAAATTGGGTTTATCCTATGACAACCTCTTATCCCCTGAGGCTGCTAAGAAGAAGGGGGCCGAAATACGGAAAGCTTATATGGAAGCCATTCCTGGTCTTAGTGATCTTGTTGAGGCTACCAAAAGAGTATCTGAAAGCGGTAGCATCCGTGCCATCGACGGTCGTAATATCAGCGTTGACAAAGGGCACAAGTCCCTCAACTATCTCTTACAAGCATCGGCAGCGGTAATCGCAAAACGTTGGTGCATATGTACTAGTGAAGTTTTAAACAGCACACTTTATCCTCATGAAAGGTACGCCTTTGTACATGATGAGCAAGTGTTTGGTGCGCCACCATCATCAGCTAAGTACGTTGCTTTTGCATGTAAATTTGCAGCAGCACAAGCTGGTGAATATTATAAATTACGAATCCCGATTGCTGCCGACGCTAACATAGGCGACAATTGGGCAGAGGTACATTAATGTTATTGATTGACTGCGACTTTTTAGCTTATAAATCGGCTCAAGCTGCTGAGGAAGGTATAGATTTTGGTGATGATGTTATCATTGCTCAATCTAATTTTAGCCAAGTCCTTAAAATCTTTGAACGAGAGCTAAAAAAGGTCACAAAAGCAATGTTTGATGATGAATTTGTACTATATTTTTCTAGTCCTAAGAATTTTAGGAAGAAAATTTGTGCCGATTACAAGGGTCATAGACTTAGGCGTAAGCCTCTAGGATATAAACGCTTGCTCAACCATTGTAAAGAAAATTACAACTTTGTCCTACGGGATGGGTTGGAAGCTGATGATGCACTCGGAATGGATGCCACTCAATTCCCTAGTGTTGACAACATACTCGTCAGCCCAGACAAAGATATGCGTCAGATCCCAGGAAATCTATGGAACCTAACGGATGACGTTGTAGAAATTACAAAAGAAGATGGAGATGATTGGCATCTAATCCAATCAATTTCGGGCGACCCAACTGACGGTTACGGTGGATGCCCAGGAATTGGAATCAAACGTGCCACCGAATTGTTAAATAAAAACCCTGATAATAAATGGGGTGCTATTTGTCAAGCATTTAAAGAGCGAGGGTTATCAGACGATGACGCTCTACTCAATGCACGGTTAGCTAAGATCCTACAACATACTGACTTTGATTATGACCGAAACGAACCAATCCTATGGACCCCAGTATTATAAACGGGGTTCCATAGAAGTATGGGATTTTATTAGAGATCAGCAACTCAACTACCACCTCGGTAATGCTATTAAATATGTATGCCGTGCTGGTCATAAGGATGATCCTATTAAAGACCTAGAAAAAGCTATCCACTACTTAACTAATGAGAAAGAGCACTTACTCAAAGAGCGCATACGAGTTCCGAAAAGCTTTCAATCTGGAAGGATCACTGGAGCGTGGGTCTCTCAACTTGCAAATAGGGCTGATCAGTGAAGAACACAGAGAGCTTCTTGAAGCAGCCCGTGAAATGTTATGGGATGTCAAACATTCTGTAGCAAAAGAACATTTATTAAAAGAGCTTACTGATCTTGTCTATGTTTGTCATCAAATGGCAGCATGTTTTGGATGGGATTTAGATGAAGCTTACAAGCGTGTTCATAGAAGTAATATGAGCAAGCTAGATGACAATGGAAAACCAATATACCGACAAGATGGGAAGGTATTAAAGGGTCCAAACTATTATTTACCTAACTTAAAAGATTTAGTTTAATGAACAACATGATCGCTAGGACTGGAAGAGTCCAAAACTGGATGGATAATCCAGAAGGAAGATTACCTGTATCCTGTACTGTATTTGTAGTACAGGACAGTATGGAGGGAGAGGATGGCATTGAAAAATCTTGGCGTTTTGTGTCACATGCTCTCCGCTATGGAGCAGGAGTGGCGGTCCACTTATCCAACCTTAGACCCAAAGGAACTGAGAACGGCAAGGGTCTTGTTGCAAGCGGCCCAGTCTCGTTTGCAAAAATATACTCAGTCCTCAACGAAACATTAAGAAGAGGAGGCATCTACAAAAATGGTGCGGTTGTATGTCATCTGGACATCGATCATCCTGATCTCATCGAGTTCATTACTACTCCTAGATCTGAACTCCCGTGGATCAAGCGGTGTGTCAACCTTGATGATGAAAAATGGAAAAATACTGACCCGAATACACGGGAAGCAATAATATATGGCATCAAATCTGGTGACATATGGTTAAATAAAATTAAACATGACTCTAATGGGAAGCGTATCTATGGGAACGTCTGTCTTGAAGTATACCTGCACTCACGTGGAACGTGCTTGCTCGAACATGTCAGTCTCGGTGCCTGTGAACTCAGCAGCTTACAAACGGCTTTCACTTCAGCTATGTCCGAGTTGTGCGACCTTCATAGCCGAACAGGTGTTGGAAGGACTGGGGAATATCTGCTCCAAGAAAACGATAGGCAAGTCGGGCTGGGAATGCTCGGACTCGCCAACCTCTTACGAAGATACCAAGTAACTTACGAAGAATTTGGTGAAGCACTTCATCAAGTTAATACTAATAATATAAAACAAGGGACTGCTGGTATACTTGCTAGTACATTAAAAGATGCTATTGAAGGTGCAGCTAAGGTTGCTCGCTATCATAAAATGGATCGAGCATTTGCTATCGCTCCTACTGCTTCTTGTTCCTACAATACAAAAGATAGAGATGGATTTACATCTTGTCCAGAAATTGCACCACCAATTGCTCGAACTGTAGACCGTGACAGCGGTACGTTCGGGGTAAAATCTTATGATTACGGCGATGTTGAGATCGCTTCGGAAGTTGGCTGGGACGCATACAAGCGTGTAGCAGACGGCATAATGATAATGCTCAACAATACGGGACTTCTTCACGGCTATTCATTTAATAGCTGGAGCGATGTTGTGCAATACAACGATGGCTTCGTGGAAGAGTGGTTGGCTTCGCCCCAAACCTCCCTCTACTACAGCCTTCAGGTAATGGGAGACACACAAGATAAGAGCGATGCGTATGCAGCATTAGATGATGATGATGTCCAAGATTATTTGAAGGGGATTATTGAACCCCCTCAATGTGATTGTCAAGAATGAAAACACCTTATGATAAACTCCTCGCAAGGAAAAGAAAATGGTCTCCAGTCCAAACAACAGCTGGAAAGTTTAAAGAGGGAGCAGAAGAGACCATCTTCCGTGCTCTCTCAATACGCCACATGGAAATACCTGTGGGTGACTGGATTACAGAGACACTTGGAAAGGAGGTTCCCTCATCTGCAAGGGCTCTCCTCGAATCAAACGTAACGGATGAGATCAACCATGATCTTGCCCTTAGTTATATAACTAACGCTCATGGCGTTGACGAAAAGGCTGAAGCCGAGGCATTCCGATTAAGGGATGCTTGGATGGCTCATCCTGACCATGAAATACTTAAAGCCTTGGTAGCTGAACGTGCAATCTTCTTTGTTCTACTCCCTTTCTTTAGGTTTACTGGGGATGCTGGTCTACGCACAGTATCGGCAGATATCTCAAGAGACGAGCAGATCCATGTCGGATGTAACAGTCTTGTTTGTCATGATATGGGGCTACGCCCTTCTGCTTCTCTGGATAAACTTAGGAAGGCCACTGTCAATTGGATCTTTGAACCTCTAGGTAGAAATACTCAGGACAAATATTTAGACAGAAAATTTTGGACCGATACCAGTGATCGTCTAATGTACGAAGGCAAAGCACCCGAACTTTCTGACACCAAGAGAGCAAGAATGCCCGCATTTTTTGAACATGCAAATACAAACCTCCCAAAGTACGCTTGATTGGGGAAGACTAGAGCGTATTGTAGAGGAGTTAGAAGAACGTTTTCCTGATAAGTTTCCTGATCATAATTTAGATCCTAGACAGATCGCTTATCGAGCAGGTCAGATATCAATAATAAAGTTATTAAAACAACAACTCAACGAATAATTATGTGCTTAGGAAATTTATTTAAAACACCAAAGGCTCCTGACCTACCACAGATCAAACCCAATGATCCACCTCCTATCGCACCTCCACTAGAGGAACTCAAAACAGATCTTCCTACAACACCTACACCAGCACCAGCTGCTACTACTAAACAAAAATCAAAAATAGTATCTCAGAAAACAAATAAGAAAGCTAAATCTAAAGGTACTACTCAATTATCTACCAAGAATGCTGCTGGTACTGGTACATCTGGTCCAGGAACTATGCAAGGTATCAACACTGGAGCTAACAAGACATACTAATGAAAAGCGCAAGGCAACGTTACCATGAACTAACAAGTAATCGTAATGCCTTCCTTGATATTGCAATCGAATGTGCTCAATTAACTATACCATCTCTTCTTACACAAGAAGATGTCACTGCAAACTATACTAAATTAAAAACACCTTGGCAGTCAATCGGGGCCAAGGGAGTAGTCACCTTAAGTTCAAAACTTATGTTAGGTTTACTCCCTCCCTCGACTAGCTTCTTCAAACTTCAATTAGATGATTCTAAACTTGGAGTTGAGATACCAGCTGAAGCCAAGAGTGAATTAGATCTTAGTTTTGCTAAGGTTGAACGAATGATTATGGACAGCATTGCTGCCTCTACTGATCGTGTTCAAATCTTTTCTGCTATCAAGCACTTGGTAGTGACAGGTAATGCGTTAGTTTATATGGGACCAGAAGGTTTAAAGATGTATCCTTTGAACCGTTATGTAGTAGAAAGGGATGGTAATGGATCAGTTACGGAAATTGTAACTCGTGAAAAAATTAATAGGGAACTATTAGGAGAACAGTTTGCGGCTAAGACAGCTAAGAAACCTAACAGCCCAGTAGATGACAGTGGGGCTAACGGCTCTAA